GTGCGCCGTTGTCGTCGAGAATCTTGCGGATCTGCGCGGTCTCGCCGGTGTTCGTGCCGAAGGGCGTGGTGCCTGCCGTGCCGTATGCGCGGGATGCGCCGAGCGCGGCGGCGGTGGCGATGTCGGCCTCGACCTCATTCACCGCGGCGCGGATGGCCTGTGCGATCTGATCCTGCTGGATGTTCAGCGCACCGGGGCCGGCATCGAGGCCGGCAACGTCCTCGCCCGTCCACGAGAACGGGAACGCGCGGGACTTCTGGATCGTGAAGCTCTTGTTCAGGATGGCCTGATACGCCGCGGCGGGAATCGCCATCGCGGGCGTGATGTCCATGCCGGCGCTATTGATCGGCGCTGCAGCACTGCGGAAGGTCTGGCCGATGGCGACGCGGTCGGCGGACGGGTCGCGCATGACGGAAGGGATGAAGCCCACGAGTTCGCGGGAGACAACGTCGAGCGCCTTGTAGGCGTCGGGGATCAGATTGGTGAGCGTGTTGGGCATGGTGTGTTAGTCGGTTGGTGCTGCGGTTGAGATTCGTGAGCGTGTCAGTTCGCGGGGTCTTCGATGACGGTGCCGTTCGCGCGCTGGAATGACTGGCGTTGCTCGTGCGTGAGCGCCTCGCATTGCGAGCGCGTGAGGATGGCCGGGTCCGGGACTTTCCAGTCGGCGGAAGGATTCGCAGCCACGCCGGAAAGATGTTCCGTGAGCTTCGTGTTCTCGGCGTTCGCTTCGGCAAGCTGCGCGGTGAGTTGCGCATTCTCGGCGTTCGCTTTGTCGAGTGCGGCTTGCAGTTCAGCTTTGGTGAGGTCGGCCATGTTCGTCGGGAACTGTCAAAGTCTGCGCGTCAGTCAGTGAGCTTGCCGCCGTCTTTGCAGAACTTGGACTGCATGGCGGGCGTCATGCGCTCGAAGTCGGCGCGGGCAAGTGTCTTTGCGGTGCCGTCGGGCAGTGTGCCAGGAGGCGGGAGTTTCGCGGGCGGGGCGCTGCCAAAGCGTGCGGCCTGCTCGCGAAGTTCGGCGGCTTCCTTGCGCGCGGCGTCGCGGGCGAGTTCGGCTGCGGCCTTGGCCTTCTCGGCCTCGGCCTTCGCGGTGTTGGCGCTGGCAAGGTCGGCTTCGAGCTTCGTCTTCAGTCCGGCGAGTTCGCCATTCGACTTCGCGAGATCGTCGCGTTCCTTCGCGAGTGCGGTGCGGAAGGTCTCGGCCTCGGTCTTTGCGAGCGCGCTTTCTTCGCGGAGCTTGGCGAGCGCGGTGACGGGATCTTCGGGAGGCTCGGGCGGCGCGACGGGCGGCGCGACGGGCGGCACCACTGGCGGCGCGACGGGCGGTGCAGGAGGTTCGACGGGCGGCGGTGCGACGGGCGGGACGGGCGGGACGGGTTCCATTCGAGTGCGCGGCGATGTCAATCAGCAGCCGGCTCGCCGTCCGCAGGATCGGGCAATGCAGTCGGCGGGTCTGACGGTTCCTGCGGCTCGCCGTTGCCGCTCTGTGCGGAGCCGGGCGGGAGCGGACGCCAGCGCGCGAGGAGCTGCTCGATCGTCTCCTCGTCGAGTTTGCGGTCGATGCACATCTGGCGGAACTCGATGAACTCCTCGATCCACTGCGCGGTCTCGCACTTCCAGTCCTCGCCGACTTCGGCGTAGAGGCCGCGGAGATTCGCGAGGCCGTTGTGAAGCTGCTCGATGCGCGACTTTGAATCGCGGCCGTTGTCCACGGTGACGCGGCGCGGGAGACGCCATGTGACGAGGTCGGCCCAGTTGCCATTGATGCCGCCGGGAGGCTCGGGCAGCAGGCCGCTGGCGACGCGCCAGCGGATGAAGCGCACAACGAGCGGTTCGATGAAACGGTAGATGAGCGCGTCCGCAGTCTGCTGGAAGAAGAGGTCCGCGCGTGCCAGGACGAAGCGAGTGTTTGCGCCGGAAAGCTTGTTCGGGTTCCAGAAGAATTCGGACGGGACGCCGGTCGCAAGCGAGGCGTCGCGCATCAGAAGGTCTGTGATGAACGGCTCGACGAGCGGCGACGGTGCCTGAGAACTGAGGAGCTTCGCGTCGCCCTCGGCATCGAGGTATGCGATGCCCGCGCCGGCGGCTCCGTAGAGCGATTCGATCTGCGCGGTGTCCTGCGCGGTGCTGCCTTCCTTCCCGGTGCCGGTCGCGGCGCGCGAGAGTGCGCCCATCGCGCCGCGCGTCTTCTTCTTCGGGATGCCCTTGATGACCATGCTCACGAGCTGGTTGACCTTTGCGCTGCGCGTGGTCATCGCCTTCAGCTCGTGGATGTCCACAAGTCCGTTCACCGCCTGCGCGAATGCGCTGCATCCGCGAACCTGTCCCGCTGCGTGCGGCTTGTACCAGTGGAAGCAATTCTCGGCGGGGTGCGGTTCCCAGGCTGCATCCCAGGACTTGCGCCAGTAGTTCAGCGGCTCGTGAAAGTTGCCGACTTCGACGCCGTCGAGGATGATGGCGTCCGCATTCGGGAGCTTGTCGGGCGTGCCCATTTCCGCGCTGTCCCACGCCCAGAAGCACGGTGCGCCGCCGACGGCATCATTCGGGCTCGGCATCCGCGGGTTCTCCACGAAGCTGCCGACGAATTCGCCGCGGATGATGTATTGCTCGACGGCGAAGGTCTGTGCCTCGTAGCCGTTGCGACGGCCGGTGAGGTCGCAGAAGCCGGGCGAGAGAAAGTAGCGCTCGACTGCGGAGCGCGCGGCCTCGTTCCATGTGCGCGAGATCGTATTGAACTGCGCGGAGATGCCCTTGCCGACGCTGTGACGCGCGATGCCGGAGACGGTCTCCTTGACGAATCCGAAGTGCTGCCAGAGCCATTCGGCCTTCTCGTTGATGCGGCGGCGCGAGAACTCGTTGATGTACATCCGCGCGTCTTGCGGCAGATAGAAGCGCACGTTCGCGCGATCGATTCCGGGATTGATCGCGTCGGCGAATGCGGTCTGGCCGGATGGCGGTTGCTGGCGTTTCTTAGAAGCCATTGCGCCCTCCGCTCATGGTGCTGAAGTCCGGGAACGTGATGCCGGTGGGCTCGCTGCCTTCGTCGCCGTCCCAGAAGGTGAGCGCGGCGCGGGCGGCGCGGGCTACGTCGAGATTTGTGCAGACGGTGACGCCGGTGTAGCTCTTGCCGTTCTGCGAGCCGGAATTGACTGCGAGGAGTGCGCCTTTGCCGGCGAGGATCTTGGCCTTGGCGTCGTCGAGCAGCGCGGTGGCGAAGGCGGTATCCTCCGTGGCCTCGAGATCGGCGACGAGGAAGTCGTAGAGTTCTTGGGCGGCGCGCGTCATCGGACGCGCGGGGGTGTCAACAGTTGGGCAGTGCTCAGTGCGCGGTGCTCAGTGTGCAGTCAGCGGAAAGGCCTTTCCGGTGGGTTGGCTGATTTCGTGGCAGTTACGGCGAGATTGAACCGCGGCGGGCGCGGCGGGCGCGGCGGATCCGGTGAAGAACGGTGGCAACCTTCCCGCTTCGCCGCGCTCTCCGCGTTCGCCGCGGTTCATTCGTCATGCCGGTCAGACGAGGGCTTTGGCGGCTTCGTAGGCGCGGACGATGGGCTCGGCTTTCGTGAGGAAGATGCGGCGGTCGGCGGCGGGCCATGTGGAGGGGTCGCCGTCGGGAAGGTGGTAGCTGAGGCGGAGCTGCGATTGCACGGTGTGCGGGTCGCGGTCGGATTGCTCAGGCTCGGGGAGGATGCCGATCTTGATGTAGGCTTCGGTGAGCGAACGGCAGGCGGGCTCGGATTCGTCGGGCGGAAAGAGCGCGTCGCGCTTGCGATAGAGCGTGCGCCAGTTGCGCGCGGTGCGTTCGGTGATGAGGGGTTCGCCGTCGGGCTTCTTTGCCATCGCGCCTTCGAGCCATTCGGCGAATTCGCCGTCGTGACGCGTGAAGAGCTTCTCGAGCACCTGGCCATTTGCGATGGCGATGCGAAGTGCCTGCGCGGCCGTGGTGACGGTGAGCTGTGTGAGTCGCTCGACTTCGTACGCGCCGACGGCGAGGCGCTGGACGAGGATGCTGTCCGGCATGTCCAGGTCGCGGTCGCTGATCAGGCTGAGGGGAGAGGCGGTGATAGTTTTGGCCATAGCTTTTGTGCGGCCCAAGGGGCGCGGAGTTTGCGCTTGCCGCGGCGGCGTTCCTGGCACGCCTTGCGCGCGGCGGGGCTTTTGTCCCCGCGCGATGTCAGAATGATTCCGCGCGCCTCGTAGCGCTTCTGGATGCCGCGGTAGATGGCGTCCACGGTCGCGCGGACGACGCCGAACTCTGCACCGATGGCATCGAGGGAGCGGCCTTCATGGCCGAGGAGGCGGAGCCAGCAGAGGGCGCGGATGGCGAGGGTGTGGTTCTCATCGCAGCTCAGCATGGTGAGGAGTTCGATGATCTGCGGCTTGCCGGGGGCGGCATCGTCGAGGCCGGCGCTGGCGATCTGCTGTTGGACGATGGCTGTTACACGGGTTCGCGATAGCGGGTCGTAGGCGATGCCGTTCGGGCCGGTGATGACGGCTCCGGTGCGATCGGTGCGCGGGGCGGCGAGACGGGCGAGGAGCAGGGGTTCGGCGAGGAGGTCGTGCAGAGAGTCGGCGTCATCGGCCGGTGTGTGACGGGTCGAGGCGAGAGGAGAGGATGCTGGGTCGCCGCCTGGCATTGGGAGCAAGTGCGGGTTTTGTAGCACTTGCTGGAAACTTAGCGAGCAAAGATTTACAGCGATGGCGAATTAAACCGCGAAGGAGCGAAGGAGCGAAGGGGCTTGGCGTGACAGACATCGCGGCGACGCCAGTGGCGCGAGGCGTGACGGCGCCGGATGTCTGGCGACGGGGGTGTGAGCGCGTCAATGCGAGGGACGGATGCGCTGCGCGTTGCGCGGCTGTGACTGGTGACTGGTGAAGCGTGAATGGTGGGGAGCGGCTTGCTTTTACCAGTCACTTTTCACCAGTCACCATTCACTTCTTTGCCGAAGACTTCGCCTCGGCTTCGGCGCGCTCTTCGCGGGCGGCGTCGAGCGTGGCCTCCACTGGGTCGGCGAGGGCTCGGTGCATCTTCTCGGTGTCGCCCAGGTGATTGCATTTCTTGCGCGTGGTCCATCCGTCGGGGCCTTGGAATTCGTCGGTGAGCTGCGCGCGGTAGTCGGCATCGATGTCGGTGGGCAGCCACCATTGCACGGGGCGTCCGAAGGCGATGCCGAACTTGATGCAGTCGTAGTAGAGATTGGCGGTGAAGTAGTCGGACCAGCAGAGCCAGAGGTCGAGTTGTTCATCGAGCACCTTGGAGATGCGGACTTTGCTGCCGCGCGTGTGCGTGGGTGGGCAGCCTTTGTAGGGATCGAAGATCTCGGTCTGGTGCAGACAGAATTCATAGACGGACTCGGGCTTGTAGCCGGAATCCACGAGGCCGCTTGTGACGACATACTCGCGCGTGGACGGGATGGACGAAGTGGACAGCGCGGAGATGCCGGTCCAGGTGAACTTGCGCAGATCGCCGGCGTCGTTCTCGCGCAGGCCGGCGAGTTCGAGCAGTTCCTCGTAGCTGTGCGCGCTGCCCCAGTCCACGAGGGCGGACCAGCTCGGGCGTTCGGGGTGATCCCATAGGACGCCCCAGGCGCGGATGCTGTACCAGTACTCGGCACCTTCGGAGTCGCCCTGCTTGTCGATCGTCATCGTGAGCACTTCGGCTTCCATCGGGATCTGGCCCTTCACGTAGCGCACGGGGGTGCGGAGGATGACGCGGTCGAGATCGTCGTCCTTCACGGCCGCGCCCTGGCGGATGAACGGGAGGCCGAGGGTGAAGTTGTGGAACTTGATGAGCGCTTCGAGGTGCGACTTCGCTTCGATGAATTCTTTCGCGATGATGCCCCAGCCCTCGAACGGCGAGTATGCGGCCCAGACGTGCGCGCTGATGCGATCGCGCGGTGCGTGCGGGTTGTGTGCGACCCATCGGTAGCGCGCGAGCATCCAGCGGAGTTGCACGAAGGTAATGTCCTTCTTGCAGTGCGCGCACTGGTAGCTCGCGCCGTGCTCGACGTGATCGATGTCGTAGCCGATCTTGTAGCGTTCGCGCTTGGTGGCGTCGTGTGGCGACGTGCGCTCGCCCCACTTGGCGAATTGCTCGAAGCGGATTTGGCCGGTGGTTTCTTCGCGCCAGTGCTCGCGGTCGGCGGGCTTGCCTTTCTTGTCGAGGAGCGGGTTCAGATCGGCGTCGAATGGGACGAGCTTCTTCTCACTCGCGAATGTGAGGCGCTGCCAGCCGGTGAGGTCGGGATCGAGGGACAGCTCGCTCCAGCCGATGGGCCACGGGTCGGAATGAACCGCGGCGGGCGCGGCGGGCGCGGCGGAAGAAGCTCGGGCGGGAGTTTGCGTGGCGGATTTCTTTGCACCCGCCGCGTTCGCCGCGTTCGCCGCGGTGGCCTTTCTTGCGGCGCTGCAGTGCGGGCAGGGGAGGTAGCAGTGATGCTGCGAGCCGCGCTGGAACTTTTGCCAGATGGGGGAGAATTCTCCGGCGACGCCGGGTGTGGAATTCTCCAGGATGAAGCGCGTGTGCGGGAAGAGTCGCGTGCGCGCGATGATCTTGTCCGGGCTGCTTGCGTCGGCGTCGGTCGCGCCTCGGCAGCGATCCAGCTCGTTGATGATCGCCAGCTCGGCATTGAAGCCGTGCATGTCGGCCTCGGCTCCGGAGCCGACGATGCGCAGGACTTTTCCACGGAAGGTCTTCCAGAAGACGGTCCACGTCGTCTTGCTGATGATGGCGAGCGCGCGCACGACTCCGCACTGGCGCAGGAATGGATCGAGTTCGCTGCGCACGAACTTCTTCAGCGAGGCAGTGGAGGGATCGAGCCACACGACGCAGCCGACGCGCTCGGCGAGCCAGTAGAGCAGGATGACGATGGAGAAGAGCGTCTTGCCGACGCGCGCGCTTGCGCAGAGTGCGAAGTAGTGGACGCCGGGTTTCTGCGCGAGGTCGTGCAGTCCGCGGAAGATGGCGAAGCGTCCGGTGTTGAGCTGGCCGGGTGCGGGTCCGCCGGACTCGTCGGGGATGATGACGTTGCGATCGGCCCACTCCCAGAGCTTGGTGCGCGGGCGCGGGCGGAGCGTGGCGCGGATGAGAGCGCCGAGCCACGAGAGGGTGTTGAGGAAACCGGACATGACGTGCGGGGCATGTCAGCGGTCGGGATGTGACTGGTGACTGGTGAACAGTGACTAGTCGGCGGCGCGCGGCTTGCGTTTGCGCGCGGGTTTCTTCGCTCGCGGTTTCTTCGTGGCTGTCGGGGAGGTTGCCGGTGCTGTCTGGGGAGCGGGTTCCTCGATTGCGTCCGCGGGTGCAGCGGGGATTTTTTCCGGGGCGGGTTCGCCCTGGTGTATCTCGGCGATGACGCGCGCGCCGATGGTGCGCAGGGTTTCGAGGGCGACGCGGGCGATGAGTTCGCGGAGGGCGGACTTGTCCTGTCCCTCGAAGCTGACGAGCTGCAGCAGGCGCGTGCTTTCGGCGTCGAAGGGGAGTTCGTCGAGGATGCGCGCGAGCGTGGTGTCGAGGTAGCGTGCGCCGTGAAGGTCGCCGAGGTCGCCTTCGATCTCGGCGCGCAGGATGCCGATGACTTCGTTCACGTCCACGAAGCCGACGACTTGCGGCGCGGCGCGCTCGGGGAATTGCGAGAGCTTCTGCGAGAGCACGACGAACGTCGCGCCGAGGGGGACTTCCAGCTCGCTGGCGACGAGGAGCGTGCCGCGCTGCGTCTCCAGCTTGAGCTTGTTGCGCTCGTAGTCGATCATCGCGCCGGCCTTGTTCCAGTCTGCTGCGCATCCGCCGATGGGCGGGGGCATGATGAAGCCGGGCGCGTGTGCGGGGTCTTGGGAGTTGTGACTGGTGCCTGGTGCCTGGTGACTGGCCACGTGGTCGTCGGCGCGCTTGAGGCCGTGCTTGACCATGAAGGCGAGCCAGGCGGCTACATCTTTGCGGCCGTCGGCGCGATCGGGCGGGAGGTCGGCTTTGTAGCGCGGGTCGTGACGCCATTCCTGGATTGCGCGGCGCGTGATGGGGACGCCGGATTTGCTGAGCGCGTCGGCGAGTTCGCTCCAGTTCTTTGCATAGCCGCCGTGGCCTTCGGTGGCGACGGGCTCGAAGAGCACGCCCTGCCAGGTGCCGGGCGGAAGTTTCGCGGGACCGGCGGTGCGGGCGCGGGCGAGGATGGCTTCCTCGCGGGCGGTGAGCGTCTTGCCGTCGTTCAATTTGCGCAGGACGTTGGCGAGCTGCTTGTCCTGCAACTTGGCGAGGTCTTCGTCTGTGAGCTTGATGGCCACGCCGGAGGCGGGCCGTCAATCGCTACGGCTCGAATCCGGGGAGGTCTGTCTGCTTGTCGCTGCGGATCTCGCGGGCCTGCTGTGCGTAGGGGTCGTCGAGATTGGCGGCGGGGTGGATGGCTGCACCGTGCTGCCAGAAGTGGGCGTGGCCACGTTTGCGGCTTCTGCCGCGCTGTGTGTGGAGATCGAGGGCGAAGTCTGGAATCTCGCGGCGTTCGCGCGGGCCTTCGTAGTGGACGATGAGGGCGTGATCCACCATGCGGGACTTGGGTGCTGCCGCGAGGTAGTGGACGGCGTGGACGAGGAACAGGCGCTCGGGGGCGTGGCGTTCGTCCTTCTTCTTGCGCTGGTCGCGCCATGACTCGCGCAACGTGGAGACGATGACGCAGGCGTAGCGGTCGGCGGGCCCCACGTCCTCGCTGGCGATGATGACGAGGCGCTTGAAGACGTATTCGCCGAATCCTGCGAGGTCGAGTTCCGTGGCCCAATAGAGCGCGTCGTCGGCGAGGCCGCGGCGGATGCACTTCTGCATGGCGCTGGCGACTTCGCCGACGCGGTGGCCTCCGGGTGTGGTGAGTTCGGCGAAGGTCATCGGCGCGGCCTCCGTGGTGATGCGACCGATGGGAGTGATGCGACGGATTGGATGGCGACGAGTGCGTCGGCATCGATGAGCGCGGCGCGGACGTTTACGCCGTCGAGCTGGCCGTCGGGCACTGCGCCGCGGGCGATGGCTTGTGCCTGCGCTTGCGTGATGCGGAAGCGGCTGGCGAGCCACGGTGCGACTTCCGTGATGGAGGGTGACTCGACGCGGAGGCGGACGAAGCGCGTTTCCAAGCGGCCCTTCCACGAGGACCGCAGGCCGGCGAAGTCATTGGTCGTCGCGATGATTGCAAAGCCGGTGGGCATGTAGTCGAGGAGCGTGAGCAGCTCGGCGACGCCGGCGCTGCTGGCCTTGTCGAGTTCGTCCACGCGCTTGCAGGTGCGCGGGGAGAAGAGGTTGCCGTAGGCGCTGCGCTCGCGCCATTCGCGGACGAGGTCGGCGCTGACTGACTGGCCGTTGACGTGGCCGATGGCGAACTTCGAACCGGTGAGTTCCAGCGCGAGCGTGTCGGCGATGGCTGTCTTGCCGACGCCGGGATCTCCATCGAGCAGCAGCGCGAGCGGGTTGCGTCGCGCGGCGATGGCCCGCGCTGCTGCGAGGACGGAGGCGGCGGGGCCGATGAGTGTGGCGGGTGTGCTCATAGTGCGGCGGTGATCACGAGCTGGCCTTGGACGTTCTGGACGACGTGGACTCGCGCGCCGGGCGTGAAGCCGTGGCGCTCGAGCCATTGCCCGGAGAGCCGGATGTGCGGGACGCGCCGCACGGCGCCGCGTGCGCGGGCCGGCTGCCGGTAGAGTGTGGAGACGGTGAGCGTGCGCATGACTCAGGCGGCTTGGGCGAGTTGGATGACGTTCACGCGGCCACCGTTGGAGACTGCGGATGCGTTTGGCTGCGCGGGCGCGGACTTGGCGGCGACCTTGGGCGCGGGGATGCGCGGCGCGGGCCCCAACACGAGCGCGGCGAATGCGAATGCGGCGGGCGTGGCGAACAGTTCGCGCGCGAGGGCGTCCCACGGGGTGATGCTCTTCGAGGCGTCGCCGAAGCGGTAGCGGTAGGAGCCTGTCTTGCGGCAGATGTAGATCTCGCCGCCGCTCCACTCGGCGAAGGCCGGGGCGAGCTGTGGGAGATGGCGCGCTGCGCGTTGCAGGGTGTTAGCCTTGCCGATGGCTAGGCGGCGGATGTGGGTCAATGGGTTCATGGTTTGGATTGGCGCTTTGGGCGGGTTGCCTGTTCCCGGTTTGGTTTGTGTGCCGAGGGCTGATTCCCTCGACGCGGAGAAGTTTCGCTGCCGCCAGTCGTGACGTCGCGCGAATCCAATCGTGCAGTTACTTTTGCCCGCGATGGCAGGGCCGATGCTGGACGGGATAGACTTCATGGACATCCGGGCTCGCAGTCGTCGTCGTCGTCGTCGTCGAAGAATCCCGGCTGCAAGTATTCGTAGGAGCCGCCGAAGGTGTGAGGCTGCCAGCCGAGGTTGGAGTAGTGGCAGCCGTCCACTTCGTGCCAGTGTCCGATGCGGCGGATGCCTTTGCGATCGAGCAATGCCCATCGGCAGTAGTCGGCGCGCTTCAGCCAATCGAAGCCGAAGCGGGCGATGAGTGAGGCGGCGATGCGAGTATCACTGAGCGGCTCGCGCTTCGGGAACGTGAGGCCGTAGTGCGCGGCGGCGCTGCGATGCTCGGACCATGTGCCGTTGTGGAAGAGGACGCTGCGCGCGGTGCCCTGCTGTCTCAGCTCCGCACGGTGCGTGATGGGGAATGGATGGCAGAGCTGCGGGTCCACGCCGCCGACGCTGGCGATGCGGAAGTGGACGATGGCAGGACCGGCGATGTCGGCGAGCAGGCGGTGAATCTCGGCGATGGGGAGATTCTTGCAGTACTCGACGCGCTTTCCATTGAGCCAGGCAAGGCCGCTGCCGTGGCGGTTGGCGTGCTCGCATTGCGCGAGCTGTTCGAGTGTCGGACGAAAGGCCCGGTTGGGCGTGGTGATGGCGACGCACATGGTTCGTGTCCTCCGGGATTAGGCTGCGCTGCGCGTGGTGCGGGTGAGCAGGATGACGTCGAGCGCGGCCTGCTGCGTGTCGTACTTGCCGGCGAGTTCGACGGCCTTGGCGAGCATCTGCGGGAAGCGGTCGGCGAGGAACGGCGAGCCGACGATGCGGGCCATCGGGCGCACCTTCAGGAAGTTCGTGACGGCCTTCGTGCCGCTGAGCGGGCCGTTGCTCCACTGCGCCGGCGTCTTGGCCTTGCGCGCGATGATGGCGAGCGCGAGTGCGCTGAACAGGTGCAGCAGCACCTTCGTCGTGTTCACTGTTCCGGCGAAGCATCGGAATTCCACGGTGCCGCGCGTGTTCAGCGTGGTGAGATTGAGGATGTGATAGCGGCCTGCGATGCCGGCGTCGCCGAGGCGCTTGGTGCGCTTTACACGGGCGATGGCGCGCTTTGTCTGGTCGCCGAGGGGTGCGCAATAGACACCCTTCTCGCGGGTGATCGTGCCGGTCTGCGCGTAGAGCGCCTTGCTGTTGAAGGCGACGAGGCGCGTGAGGCGTTCGACGTAGGCGGTGAGTTCCTCGCCGCCGGCGGCGCTCGATGCGCCGATGTGGATGTGCATCCCGCACGAGGCATTGACCTGCGCGCCGATGGCGCGGAGCCATTCGACGAACTCGACGAGATGGCGCACACCGGCCTCGCCCTTCAGGATGGGCGAGACGAATTCGCAGGCGACTTGGCCGGGCTTGGTGACGCGGATGCTGCCGTCGCGCTCCGACTTCCATGCGACGCCGAGGAACGTGGGCGCTGGCAGCAGGCGCTCTCCGGCCCGGGCGACGTTCACCGGAAGCCCGGCGTGATAGTGGCCGACGCGGAGCTGTGCGGCGGCGGGGATGGTGGTTTCGAGTTCGACTCCGAACGTGATTTCTTCGATCTGGCTGTGCATTGTTTCATTGGCCGTTTTTGTGCGGGTTGCCTCGTCCCGGTTTGGTTTGTTTTCTAACTAGCTATCGAAGGGCTTTCCCCTCGACGGCATTAGTTGAGCGTCCGCACTGGCTAACGTCGCGCGAATCCAATCGTGCAGTTACTTTTGCCCGCGATGGCAGGGCCGATGCTGGATAGCTGGCGGTGTGCCCCGGCGCGGGTGATTCACGCGGGGATGTCGCTTTTTGCCGCCTCGAATGAGGCGGGGAAAATGAACAGCGGAAGTAGTTACGCGGATTATTTCCGCCCGGCGTAACTACACAGGGGCGGCTTGGATGCGTATTGGAAGCGCCGTTCTGGCGCGTCGGGCTTTGCTTCGCTCTCAGACCAGCGGGCGTAGCTTTCCGGGGAGAGGTCCACATTGACGACTCGTGCGCCGCGTTTGCGGAGACGTCCGGCGATGGCCTTCGTCATGCGCTGATGAAATAGCAGCGTGCGGCGTGGGAAGAAGAAGCGGCACGTGTCTTCGTCGCGAAAGCGCGGGAGCGGGACAAAGCGGTCGCGGAGATCCTTGATGTCGGCGTCGGGCTCGGGCGGCAGGCCGAGGGATGGCAGCCATGAAGCGATGGCGCTGGCGAGGTCTTCGTTCATCTCAGAACGGAAGGTGCATGGTGATCTTCACGGCTCCAGCGTAATCGCGTTTGCGGGTGCCGCTGTGGCCGCCCAGTCGGAAGATGTCGCCCCACTTTTTGTGGAGCAAATCCACGTCGCGCTTCTCTGTCGCGAGCGTGCGGAATGCGGACTGGCCACCGGCTCCGGTGAAGGTTTCCTTTTGGCAGAAGGTGTAGCGCGTGTCTTTGAGGCAGAGGCGGTGCTTGTGTGCGTTCGCGGCGGCGATGTCGAAGTCGTTCTTGGCGACGATGCGCTCGTCGAAGCGGAGGCCGTGGCCGCGGAGGAAGCCCATCGCGCAGCCGTTGATGTAGCCGGTGAGCGCGAAGGGGCGGAGGCCGGTGTAGTAGCGGAGCGCGCCGTTGCTGGCTTCCCAGCCGAAGTAGTATGCGCCCATGTCGCGGGCGAGGCGCGCGGTGTTCGTGATGATGGCTTCGATGAGCTGTGGATCGCGGATGGTGGAATCTTCTCCTCGGTCGGTGAAGCAGCGTTGGACGGCGGTGATGTCGTCGTCCACGAAGACGAGGGCGTCGCCGGTTCCGGTCTGGCGGTGGAACACGTCGAGGATCCAATTCAGCTTGGGCGTGAGGCCTTTCACATCATCGGGATGAACGAGGATGCGATCACTTCCGACGACTCGCGCGTACTCGGCTCGCTGGCTTTGGGGGACGCACACGAGGGCGCTGGGAATGAGGTTGTGCGTGGTCATTGTCGCC